TCTCACAAGCACCAAGTATTACGCACGATAGGAGGGCATTGTACAGTAGAGATGACTGCTGTGTTTTGCCAAGATTGTGGGAGACAGCTCACTAAAACAAAAGTAGAAACCTAATGAGATTAAGAGTGTGGTATGGGCTTCGTAAGATTACAAAAAAAGCCGTAAAAAAGCCTGCTATTGTTATTGTCTATGAGAACTCTTGGTATTGGAAAAATGAGGATAGAATAAATCAAGCAATGAAAGTAATATATACTCGTTACCAAACAGAACAAGAGGCTTCCGATGCTCATAATAGCAGATATACCTATATTTATTATGAGTTATTTTTAGAGGATAAACACTTTAAAAAGTCTCCAGAACTCGCTATACAATACAATAGCTATTCAGACAGAAAGCAGGTCAGTGAAGAGGAAAGAGAACTTATCGCAAGTAAGATAAGAGCAGAGATATACAAGTTCTACAATATTCAGGAGCCTGATAGTGTGCCTATCAATAGCTGGCAATTAATCATTAACCATTAATCATTAAAAAATGACCTATATAGTAACCATACGCAGTTGTGCCGTTGTGCTAAAGCTGACCTATAAAGGAGGAAAGTTCCAAAAGATGGAAGTCAAAAAAGGCACATTGGAGGGCGAGCGCCTCAAGCAAATAGGGCTATTGGTTCCTCCCTTGGAAAACCTTATAGAGGAATGGCAAGGGACTTGGGGTGATAGAGTTACCTACCGAGAAGAAGAGGCGAACCCGCCGAGCTTATACGCCCTATTCTTGGATGAGTGGTTTGCTTTCTATAATAGATTGTTTGGGGTTGCCCCAAAATTTACAGGTGCAGACGGCAAAGCATTGAAACAAATTATCGCCTACCTAACAGGTAACTCTGCCGACGATGAGGAAGCCCTCGCCACTTGGCTCTACCTACTGCAACACTGGCAACAATTAGACGAGTTTCATCAGCGGAATACCGATTTAAAGTATATTAATTCCCAACTTAACAAGATTCTACAAAATGCAAAACGAGGTAATAGTAAGGCAAAATCAAGCGTTAGCAACGATTTCAAACAAAGAATTTTTAAGGGTTTATTCACCGAATAATTGCCTTATGCATAGCTCGTCACTCAAGGGAGTAAGTGACGCCTTGAGTAGGCAGACCCTCAGCCTGGTGCAAATCAAAAAAGGCAAAGGAGAGGTTTTTCTCAGAAGTTATATCAGTATGTGGCTTATCTACCTCAACGAGGTTTTGAACCTAAATAATCCCCTTACGGAGGCACAGATAGAGTTATGCGCCGAGCAGATCATGGCAGATTATCATCACCTGAAGATATCGGAGTTATCGCTTATCTTCAAGAGAATTGTATCAGGCGAGTGTGGCGAGCTGTATGAGCGTATCAGTATGCCTAAGATAATGAATATATTCCGACAGTATGACCAGGAGCGCACCGAGGTAGTTGTCACCCAAAACCAACAAGCCCACGAACAATTCCGCTACCAAGAGAATCGCACGGAGAGTTATGACGATGATCTGAACAGGCTTTGTAAAAAGATGAGGAAGTTTTGATGTGTCATTTTATATTCTTGATTGAACACCCGCTAAAATCCAATTTGGAAAATAAGCGGGTGTTTTTTAATTTTGCGGTCTAAAACCTATATTTATGCAAACCTATACCCTACAGCGAAAAGAACGACTAAAACAACGTAATGAGTGTGTGCGAAAGCTCTTTGAGAGCCTTAGTGGTCGTCACCCCCAATGGAGAGCGGAAGCTATTATAGCAGAAGTAGCTGCGCAGATGTATCTTTCCCCAAGGACTATAGAGGCTATTGTCTTCTATGAGGGAATCTATGCAGAAAAATAATTGAAAAAAGTTTTGGTAGTTTAAAAAATAGTTGTACTTTTGCAGTGCAATTCTGCGGATTTGCGATACCTTTGGGGCAATCATTTCTCATAATGATTGCCCCTTAGTGTTTTTAAAAGATACGCTCTAAAGTACCATTCCTCAATACCCACACTTCACTAATTATTTGCCCTGATTTTATACGCTCTTCGATTGTTCGTATAACAGAATCATAATCACAAGGGGTATAATCTATAACTACCTTATCAGACTGTTTTATACCTTTACCTAACATATGGGTAGCCTTTTTAAAGGCTTCTTTAAAGGAAAGCGTATTTGCATCGCCTAAAAATCCTTCGTGCTCATAGAACTTATTTCCTACTTTAAAGTCGGGACATTTACCCCAATAAGGGGTTCCTTGCAAATCGGCATAAAGTTGCTGATAGAGCTCATTTCGTAGAGGTGAATTAAATCTTGGTAGTATGATTGTTTCTTTTCCCTGCTTAGCGAAAAAGTCGCAACAGTTATATACACGTTCATAGTCTGACCCCTCCGTATTTACAAGGTTAGAAATAGTAATCTTTCCTCCATTAGGATATTCTTTTACCACCTTCTCAATATAGTGTTCTCCGAGCTTTCCCAATCGTTTTTCCACTTGCTTTTCTACCTCTTTAATGGCTTTTTCACTCATTCCTTTGGCATAAGGTATTACCGGAAATATCTCACCCGAAAGCGCAGGATTATTGGCAAAGGCTTCTTTTATGGGTACCTCTTCTGTACGAACGCCCTCGGTTATAGGATTGGCAGTAGGCTCTACATAACAACGACAGCCCCAATCATTAGGGGGTAGGTGTGTTTTCCAAAAGGAATGTTCTACGGGTAGCGTAAGTCCGTCCCAGGCACGGTGTGTTTCACGGGTACGCTCATCGTGTACCGCATGATAAGTAAGGTTAGGATATATGCGCTTATTGGCTATATACTCCTCGTACTTTTGTGCTGAGAGTGCATTGGCCACTGTTTGGTTGTATTCCGTTTGTAACCAACGCTTATTGTAGAGCATGTCGAGCTTTTCAGCTTCCTTTTTAAATTCATTCCATGGGAGTACACGCCCATCTTTGGTAAGGGCTTGTTCTATCTGCTGCTTGAAGCTCGTTTCTTTGAAAGCCGAAAAAGTAGCTATATTATGCTTGAGGCTACCAACCAAATCAGGGTTTGCTTGTTCTATGTTGGGGCTATAGCCTACTTCTACCGCTTTAGAGAGGTGTCTATAATAATACCTCCATAGCTTTTCCGATAGGGGTTCGCTAACACTCCTTTCTTGGAAAACCATACGAATATACTCCTCAATAAGCCTACTCAAGTCGTTGTCTTCCTTGCTGAGCTTTATAGGCTCATGCTCGGGGCAACAATGGGTGTGATACTGTAACTTGAGTAGGCTTAGGCTTTTTTTGACTCACCCTCACTACTTCCTCCAAAGGTAGAGGTAGGCATACTTTCTATTTCTACCCCATAAGTACGCTCTATATAGTCTTGGGTAAGAATATAGCCACGCCCTAAGAGTACGCCGTCTATAGTGATTTGCTTGTTAGGGTCTGTGGTTTTTTCTACGGATATTTTGGCATTATCGGGTATAGAGTAGCCAATGGCACGCATAGCTGGCAAAAGTTGGTTATTGAGGAATGCCAACATCTTCTTTTCGTCGGCATAGACTACCTCCTCCAAAGTATTCTCGTGTACTGTGCCTTGTGCCTTGCTACTGCCGTTTTCGGTAGTCATTGTTTGGTGAAGTACAAGTTTTGATAACTCCTTGTCTAAGGCTTCAATCTTGCGGTAAAACACTTGGAAGGCATCGGCTTTGCTGTTCTCCTTAATATCTACTTCTGTACCAATAGGAAATACCCCATACGAAGCTGAGCCCATTTCCTCTAACCATTGTGCTACTTCCTCTTTTACTGAATCACTTTGTGAGGCTATTTTGGCAATGCGGATAGGTATACCGAATAACTCCTCGAACTCGTCCCAACTACCCCACGAATGGCGCTTGAGGATTGCATAAGGGGTTGCTTTTTCGAGTAACCCGGAATGCTTGTAGAATTGTGCTACTAATACTACCTCTTGTACATCGCGTAGGTCTATGCCATTGGTAGCATCGTAGTCTTTGAGCAGTGCGTGCTTTTCGGGGATTACCAAGCCTCTATCAATAAGCTCTACGGCTTTGATTTCACCCTTGGTTACCTCTTTGAGCCATATAGGTGAATGCCCGTGATAGATGCTTTGGTGAGCGAACTCGATCACGTCCTCAAACCATTGTTTATCCTTGATATACTCGGTTAGGGCATCGTCTTTAATCTCATCGATGGCGATAATATAGTCCTTATTCGTAGTTCGCAGAGTACGGTTTTCGGTGATACCGGTAAGATGTCCGTCGAGGAGTACATCTTGGTATACCTCCTCCAGAGGGTAAGTACGAGGGTATTCCACACTATAGCGGGCATAACGTGCCGAGTGCCAATGGTTAAGCTCGGTACGCCATAGCCTGCGTTGTCTTTTGATGATGTCCACCATTAGATTGGTTACCTGCTGAATGTTTTGGGCTGTATTTTTGCCCAAATGTACCTTCTTATTAAGTGCATTACCACTAAGGGTGACACTCTTTTCTATACGTTGTTTATGAGGTTGCTTTGCCATTATTGTAGTTGATTGAATAAACGGTCTATTTCCTTTTTAATATTGTTGAATAAGGTTTTGGAGTCGCCTATAAATTGACGTTTAGGCATACTTTTTAGGCCCTCGTTGTGTCTTAGAGCATACTCCTTATGGGTGTAGAAGGTTACTTGCATTTTCTCCATACGTGCCATAAATGAGTGTCGTAGCTTGTTGCCTCCTGAATTGTACCCCGTAAGGATAGCACGCCCCTGGTTACGCTTACCAAAGGGGGTAAGGGTGCCTTTTTTGCCTACTCTATCCGAGCGGTAACGAGTAAGGTCTCGCCCACGTGTGTCGGTAGTTTTGCGAGGTTGCCACTTCTGTAAGCCCTCATCATTAAACCCCTCATCTTGGAAGTTCTTTTGAATAAACTTGAGTCCTTCTGTTTTAAGTACAATAGGGATATCCTCTTTCACTAATCTTGCGAGGGCTTCGAGGTTTTTGCGGAGTTCTGTAAAGTTGTTGTTAGGCATAGTAGTTTGTTTTTGGTTGTCAGACTTATCGGAAGAGTCTGATAAGTCAGATAAGTCCGAAAAAAGATAATCGCCAGCGGGTGCTACCCGCACGCCTACCAGTGATTACGGTAGGTTTTGCGCCCTCCAAGCTTCATAAAAGGGGTGGGCGTATCAGGGGTGCCGTCGCCATCGGTATCTTTGAGACGCTTGGGTAGGGCGACTTCTATCTCGCCTTTGGCTATCTTTTCGAGCCACAGTATAGCCTCATCATAGCGGAGCTTTGCCACTTGGTTGAGGTTTTTAGTTCTCCTTATATAGATCTCGTGGATAACAATATCCTTGAGGTACTTCAGTAGTATCTTGCTGCGCTCGTCTCCCTCTTTGGCAAAAATAGCTTCGGTATCGTAATACTTATACAAGTAAGAAGCTATTAGGTCTATGCTTTCGGCAATGATTTCGGTTACTATCTGCTCATCGCCTTGGGTGATAAGGTCTATTACCTCCTTAGTGGCTACGGTTTTGAGTTCTTCTTTGGTTAAATACACGTTACTAATGATTAATTGTTAATGATTAAAGATTAATTGCTTGCGATTTGCAATCGTCTGCCTGTATAAGGGTAGGGAGTTTGCCTATAAATGCGGGTGGTGAAGGTTATGCGATAGCTCATAATGCCGTCATCACTTAGGCGGAGTTCCTCCTCACGCACCTGCTGCACGGGTTTGAACTGCTCGCCTTGTAGGAATTGTATGGTATCGGTGATTTTGTCCAAAATATCCAGTTCCATAAGTCCCTCTTCGGAGTCAGCAGTGCCTAAGTGTTGGTCTGTCCAGCCGTCTTTGCAATAGAAGTCAATATGAAACTCACACTCGCCCTCTTGTACGTGTTGGGTCATCGTCTCGTAGGCGATAGGCATTACCTGAATGAGACAAGCCGTCCATATTTCGGGGTATCCGTTTTCGGGGTTGTCAAACTGACCGCGTTGTAGGTCTATCAGCTCAATGCCTTCAATGGTGGCAAGAGCCCGTTTTACTTTTACAAATAGTTCTTTTCTTGGTGTCATCTTCTAAGTGAAAAGTGAATGTTATATTGTTCGTCTTTTGTGTTTGGCAATAAAAGGTCGCCCGCTTTGTAAAGGGTTTTCGGAATAGCCAAAATACTGTTGGGCAAGGGTAATGGCACGCTCTAAGGTATCGGGGGCGTCATCGTTTGAAGCCGTTCCTTTTTCAAAGGAAAGCACCTGCTTAATAAAAGCGTTGTAGTCACGTTCTGAACGCTTGGGAAGACTCTCGTCCCAGTACAAGATTTTGCGAAAGAGCGCATTGGTAATACCCGCCGAAATACGGTTGTGCTTGTCTCCCTCTTGGTGCAAACCAATAGGGATATTAGGGCAAGCATTGTCCTCAGCACTCTGCATAATAATAGGAGTGTAGACGGCTTTCTGTGCCATAGTAGCATCAAAGAAACCCATAGTATTAAAGCCTTTTTTAAGGTACTTCTTTACCCACTGGGCGCGCACTTCCATAGCTGCATTAAGTTCACACCTTTGGCAGAAGACTTCCAACACGTACAGCTTAATACCTTTGATACCAATGAGTACCCCCGCTTTATAGTCGCCCGTAGCGGTGTAGGATAAGTCCCAATGGTCAAGCAAGCCGTCCCACGCCTCGTTGTCTGCTATGCGTACCAAGGCAATATCTTTCGCCTTAAAGAGTTTGCCCTCCTCAATAGGGTTGTTGAAATCCTCTCGCTGAGAGGTATAGTAGTCATCATTCATTAAGATACGAATAATATCCTCCTTAGTATCTCGCTCTTTCCACGAGGGTTCCCATTCCACGTCCATATAGTTCTCGCGGGTGATGTTGGCAGTAGCCAAATTGGTAACCGAGTCGTGCAGATGTGGGCTATCTTTCCATTTATCATAGAGGTAGTCCAATATGCCGTCCTTGACGATATAGTTGTTGTTGATGATGAGCCTGCCCCGTTTTCGGTGAAAGGCTTTCACCAAGTCGCCTGTTATCTTCTTGCCGTACTTCTCTATCATATCGGGGCGTTTGGCTCTATCCAAGTCCTCTATATCGTCTAAAATAGCCAAGTCAGGGCGATACATACCAAAGCGCAACCCTCTGAAAGGTTGGTTAAGTCCTAAGGCTTTGAAGTGCTTGCCATCAGTAGTTTGAAAGTCGCCATCCGACCAATCCCCATACGAGAGTTGCAAACCAAAGTCCTTGATAAACTTCTGATTGTTCTCTAAGTGTGCTTGTAAGTCAGACAGTAGTATTTTAGCCAAGCCCTCGTTAGCCCCTATGAGTATAGGAAAGAAGGTAAGGTTGTTCTGTTTGAGATGGCATATATTGCCCACATTGGACTGTATAGACTTACCTGCACCCCTAAATTTCTTTCTGAATTGGCGTATAAACTGGTCCTTGTACAAACGAATATAGTCGTCAATATGAAACTTAGGTGTCTTGGCATCACCCAAGGGCAAACCACTATCTAAGCCAAAATAGTAGTCGAAAAACTCACCATAGTTTTCGGGTTTTAAAAGTCGCTTGATACGTGCTTCCTGCTCGTCGGCTGTTTCCTTCTGTATAGCCTCGTAGGTAAGCTCCCTAATCATTTTTGACTTCGCAAAATAGCGTTCTTTGGCTTCTTTGAGTTCTGTTTTAGTCATCTCCTTTCTGTAATAATTCGGTTATGTACATATCAAAGTAAGGGCGTATCTCCTTGATCGTATTCATATAGGCCTCACGCTTTTTACCCGTGCTTTGCCCCGCCTTTTCCAATATAAAGTTAGTAAAGCCATCGAGGCTCTCCATCGTATATACTGCTATTTTATTATGGTCAGTAATACGGTCAAAGGCGGCAACGATTTTAGTAATATCGTCCGCCTTATAGGGAAGAGGTTCCCCCCGCTCAATAGCCTGCGCACACTTGAGGGTGAGTTTGCGAATATTGGAAGGTCTGAGTGTTTGTAGCTCTTTCTCATCGTCCCATTTGCCTTCCTCTCTCCACTTGCCAAGTGTCTTAATGCCTATACCTATCATTTCCGAAATATTGGCAATGCTAAAGCCCTTAGTAAAAAGTTCTTTGCCTTGCGACCTCTTATAGTCTGCCTCTACAGCTGTCAATCGTGCCATATCTATTGTAGTAATTCATTTATTTTGTTATTAATCTCGTCAAACTTTGCCACGTTGTTAGGGGCAAAGTTGCCAACTCCTGCGGGTGTTTGTATCACTGCCGTTTTAAGTTCATTTAAAAGCTCATTTAAAAGGCTTTTAAAATCTACTTCACCCCGTTGCAGGTGTACCCCCGCTTTGTCTATGGTAAGCTGAGTGTCTTCTATCCGTAGGCTCAGGCTCTCAATCTCGCTATGAACCACTACATAATAGCGGTTTTCGTCTTCCCCTATCGAAGCAATCAGTACGCTACTTCCTACCTTAGGGAAAAGGTAAAACCGATCGGCGTTATCGTTAATCACCGAAGCCAAGCGCACGGTATATTGTAGCTCATCGTCTTTCACCACGCACGTACCTTGCGATTTGTCTACTGATACCACTTCTACGGCTATGGTAGGGGTTTTGCGTTTGCCTATCTGTCTAAGTCCCTCGGCTAATTCTCTATCTATACTCATAATCTTGCTCCTATGGTTACTTGTCGGCGTGCTCCATTACGCCCAAAGGTAGTTTCTACCTTCTTAATGAAGTAACGCTCGTCTATCTCTTTCAGTTCTTTGTCAATAATATGCGCCTGCATACCACGTGTAGCGAAAGGGACTAAGAAACTTGTTAGCGTGCCGTCAAAGCCGTCATACTTTAGTTTTTCCATTTCTGCCCGTGCCATAGCTCGTAGCTTAGCCTCATCACTTACCACAGAGGTGTGAAAGGTTCTTAGCTCACCATCAGGGTCGCCTTCTTCTACGGTTTTCTTTTTGTTGTTCTTATCTATGTAGGTATATCTTATTTTTAGCTTACGTTCGTCCTTGGTACGATATTCCAAATCGTTCGCCACAATGTTATAATTGAGGTCATAGCGTGCGGTTTGCCCTATATTAGTAAGCTCCGAAAGCCCTGCATATAGCTTGCCCTCATCATTAATAAAGATACTTAGCCTAAATTCCTCTTTGAGCTTATCCAACACCTGTGTACCATTGGCATTGCGAATAAGCCATTGGTCTAACTGCATTTGAGGTATATTATCAGCCAGGGCAATAGGAGTGTCTTTTACTACCTCCTGCAATACTTCTTTAAGAGTTGTTTTTTGCCACGATTTGTTGATGTTTTTTCGTCTAAGCAAATACATAGCGTCTTCACACTCTATGCTTACGGGAATGCTTGGCTTGACCTTCTTTACATAGCCCTCAAACTCTACCCCACTATATACTCCCTCATAGGCGAGGGTAACGCTCACCTTATCGCCTATCTTGATAGCCTTTTCTGTATAGAGGCTATCACCTCCATTAGCTACTTTAAAATGGGTAGGAAGTTCAATAGTACAGGTGTCGGCTAACTCGTCTACCGATTTGGTGATTTTCACACTATGTACAGCTTTGAAGGTGTAATCCCCTATTTTGATAATTGCTTGTAATACAAACATTAGTATAAGTTGTTAAGTTGTGTTCTCTTTTCGTCTAACTCGGCATAGAAGTCCATATCCGACACGGCTTTGATGGTGTACTTCTGTATGCCTTCCTTGCCCTCCATAGCCTCAAAACTAATATCTTTTAGCACGATGTTACGAATATCAAATAGGGTAAAGAGTTTGTTACCTATGACCTCCAGACTTTCGTTCTTTTCAAACAAGCGGTTAAGACTTTGCACTTGTGCAGTAGGGTACAAGTCGGGGTTATTAGTGTCTATGCAAAGTCCCTTGATAGTAATTTGCCAATCTTCGGTGGCTATGTACTCCTTTACCTTACCTCTGCGGTGTTTGCCCACTGTTGCCGTCTCTACAATGGTTTTAGTGAGTGAAAAGCTCACCAAAGGTTCGTTAGGGAAAAGTGTTTGTACGCCTGCTTTATCGGCAACCTTAAAGGTCATAAAGTATTGGCTACCATTGCTACGTGCCTCGCTAATATTGGAGAGGCTTGGAAGTACATATTTTGTTTTGTTATTAGCCCACCACGAAGGAAAGGCTGGGCCTACATAATCCAAAAATGCTCGTGCAGTGAGTTCTTTGAGGTCAAATTCCATTATACTTCTTTGTTTTTTCGTTGCAAAGTTCGTGGTATTGGGGGAAGTAGCGAAATTCTTATACAATGGTTGTACAAAATCAGTACAATGATTGTACAGAATTAGTACAAGGCTTGTACGTCGATTTTCCCCTACGTAAAACCTGCAATACCTTTGCACCCGAATTGAGAAATTAACCCCAAAAAGGAAGCCAATGAAGCACCAATTTATCATCAATACCGAGAACATAAACAGCTATGGATACCGTATCCTTACAGAAGGTATTGACTACCAACAATACATGCGCAACCCCGTTGTACTCTTCATGCACGAGCGAGACGGATATGGCAACAAGGGTAGCGAAGTCATTGGGCGCTGTACCAAACTATACAAGGAGGGAACTACTCTTATAGCAGAAGTAGAGTTCGATGAGCAAGACGAGTTTGCTAAGAAGATAGCGGGCAAAGTGGAACGTGGCTATATACGTATGGCCTCAATGTTTGCCGAAATCAAAGAAGTATCTGCTGATCCACATCATCTTTTAGAAGGACAAGTATATGAAACCGTAACCGCTTGTAAGCTTGTGGAGATCTCCATTGTTGATATAGGGGGCAACGACAATGCCCTCAAGCTATCCAAAGACGGCAAGCCTTTCCAACTTAAAAAAATAGTAACACATAATACAAATAATATGGATATTAAAGTGATAGCCCTTGCCTTGGGTATGGGCGACAATGTGAAAGAAGAGGCAGTACTAAGTGCCTTACATAACCTCAAAACAGCTAAAGAAAAAGCAGATGCCGAAATAGTAGCTTTGAAAAAGACTATTAGCGAAACTCGCACTGCCGAAGCTACAACCTTGGTGAATAAAGCTGTACAATTAGGGCTTATTCCAGAAGCTCTTAAAGAAAGCCAGCTAAAGCAGTTTGAAGCCGATTTTGACGGGCAAAAAGCAGTACTCTCTAAACTTGTAGCCGACAAAGAAGCTGAGAATACACAGCAAGGAAAGGCTAACACAGTGCGTGAGGTAGTGTTAGGGGCAGGTGCAAAACCAACAGGTACTGCCGATGAAAGCTATGACTACTTGCAAAAGAAAAACCCCGAAAGGCTCCGAGCTATCCGAGACAAAGAACCCGAAGAGTATGCCCGCTTAGCTAAAGAGTACGCCAATGGGGTACGCTACACCGAAAAGTAATTTAATAACCCTTTAAAAACAGATTAAAAAGTATGAAATTATCATTAAAAGCATTATTCGTTAATGCATTATTGGCACTTATTGCCTCAATGTTTATTGCACCAATCGTAGGTGCT